CCCACCAGTTCCCTGAGCTTGTGGACCAGGTGTTGCATAACCAGTACCATTACCCCCTTCACCTACAACATAATCCCATGTTGCACCAGCAATACTTGCATTAGCTATAGTTGCATCAACACTACCACCAGGCCCTCCATCGCCTGCGCCATTATTCCCACCACCAGCACCAACCATAGTTGCTTCTATTGAAGTTGTCAAAGATGGAAATGTAATACTACCTTGAGTACCAAATGCACCATTGACCGCTTCTTGAGATGTGTGTGTTATTAATGGTGCGTGAGCTGGAGTTTCAAAAGTAACACTTTCAACACCAAGAAACATTGCAACGCCAGGTGTTGAGTCTAAATTTTGATAGAAATCACTTGTTGAGTCATAGTTAGCAGTAACATTTTCTGGAGTATCTATACCTGACTCGTCATGAAATTCATCAACAACGCCATCTACTAAATTATAAACAGTAAGTCCTTCTGATACTGCCATTTTAAAACCAAGTAACCCAACATTAAATGCATTAGTTTCTGCTTGTGTTACATCAATTTCACCAAAACTACCATCACCTTGTAAAAATACAGAACCAGAACCAGGTGTAGATATTTTCGCAGTTGGTATAGTTCCAGGTGCAATATCGGCAGCTGCAACTGTATTATCTGTAATATTTGAACTTTTTATTTTAGTAAGCGACATTTTGAATTACCCTTTTCTTTTATTTATATCATGCCCATTGTAGAGCTACACCATGAATCTTATTTGTTCCAGTTAAACTCGAACCTACTATTTTCCATCTTAAAGCAACTTGTGGTGAACCTGCACCTGTTAGAGGTGTACTACCTGTAAATATTTTTATTCCTGATGACCCTGCTTGAAATCCTTCATCAGATAATGTTACAGCATTGTAATTTGTAGCATCTCTAGTTATACTTGCTGTAATATCAGTATTTAAATCATCAACAATTTCTGCAAAAAGAACAATTCTTGCTTTAGCTGGAGTAGCTAATGCTGTAAATGTATCAGATACTAGGGTCAAACTATTGTTTGCAATATCACCTTTTGCAGTTGCAACAATAACTATACCAGAACCACCTTCTCCACCAAATGCACCCCCACAAGGACTTGGGCCAGTTGCATATCCTCCAGCCCCGCCACCACCTCGATTTACACTACCTGGTAACCCTGGGAACCATTCTGGTTGACTATGAGTAGAAGGATTTACAAACCCTCCACCAAAAGGTAAATTTTGTCCTTCTGCTTGTTCAGATTGACTTGCACCATCACCACCACCAGCATAACCTAGTGAAGTAGAACCATCTGCAATATTATAATTTAAACCAATACCACCATCACCAGCATTACCAGCTTCTGTATCTTCTCCTGCTCCTCCAGCACCCCCTCCACCAGCAGTTCCAAGTTCACCTAAACTATCTGGTTGCAGTGTACCTCCTGGGTTACCAAAACTACCTGGTGAATTTACTGGTAGAACATTTGGTGATATAGGTATTGGGTGATTAGATGCTTGAGTTCCTGGTGCACCTGCATTAGAAAAATTAGAAACGGTCATAGGAGGTGAACCACCATCTGCACCACCACTACCACCTGTATGCATACTATCACCAGTTTGTCCTGGGAAATATGGGTGAGTTCCAACGGTTAACCAACCTCCACCCCCTCCTCCACCTTCTCCGATTAAAGGGCCAAAATTTGAATCAGTACCAGTTTGACCAGGGCCATAATATGTGTGTGTCATAGGGTAGTTATATGCTGGATTTTCATAACCACCATAACTTGGCATACCAACACCACCGGCCGGTCTTGAAGTAGGACTATAAGGAGTTGCACCTGGTGAAGGAGGTAAAAAACCCCCGCCTCCACCGCCACTACCAACTGTTACTGCAACTTCACCACCTGGTGTTACTTCAAACTCTGGATAATAAATTAATCCGCCAGCACCAGCTCCTCCACCTTTGACTAAAGTTGCACCTCCAGCTCCTCCTCCGCCGCCTCCACCTACAACTAATACATTAACTGCTGTGGTGCCTGAAGGAACTTCATATGTTGCAGGGCCAGTTGAAGTAAAAGATTGTCTTACAACACTAGGTGCAGGTAAAGGTGAATCTGGGGCTAGATTAGAATAAAAATCTGAACTAGAGTCATAAGTTGCATTTGAATTTTCTGGTGTATCTATACCTGATTCGTCATGAAATTCGTCAACAACACCATCTACTAAATTAAATATGGTAAGTCCCTCATTAACAGCATGTTTAAAACCAAGTAGTCCAATGTTAAATGCATTAGTATCATTTAATTGAACATTTGTATTTGTTTGAAATGTACCATCACCAGCAAGTAAATCAGCTGATGATTGTGGAAATCCAGTAAATATATTTACCGGTTGACTTGTAGTAATAGCTGTACCTGGTACAGCACTATCTGTTATATCACTATCATCAACTCTTGTTAAACCTACTAAAGGATTTGGCATATTATTCTCCTAAGCCCATTGTAATGCTACTCCGTGAATTTTGTTTGTTCCAGATAATGATGAACCTGCTACTTTCCATCTTAATGCTACTTGAGGTGAACCTGTTCCTGTGAGTGGTGTTGAACCTGAAAATATTTTTAGACCTGAAGAACCTGTTTGAAATCCTTCGTCTGTTAATGTTATAGCATTAAATGTCGAATTATCTCTAGTAACTGATGCAACAATATCAGTATTTAAATCATCTGCTACTTCTGCAAATAGTACTATTCTTGCTTTTGTTGGAACATCTTGTGCTGTAAATGTTTCACTAATTACAGTCATAGTAGTCGTGGGATTACTATATAAGTCATTTGTTGCATCATAAGCTGCATTTGAATTTTCTGGTGTGTCAACTCCTGACTCATCATGAAACTCGTCAACGATACCATCTACAAGATTATATACAGTAAGACTTTCAGACACTGCTATTTTAAAACCAAGAAGACCTATATTAAATATATTTGTTTCAGCTTGAGCCGATGGTGAATGAGGTGATATTTGAGGTGAACTAAATGTTACAGTCTTACCAGACAAATCTAAAGAACTTGATAATTGTGGTGCAGTAATTCCTGAAGGTGGGGTAATAGCACCACCAGAAAACTTGGCAGATGTTATTGCACTATCTATAACTTCATCAGTACCAACACTTGCTGGGCCGATAGAGTCAGTTGATGTTATTGTTGTCTTTGGCATTATTCTTCAACATTTTTTGAAGTTCAGTAGTTGAGCCTACGAATAATGCATTAGTTACATTTTTTGGTGCATTACTTGGAACTTCTTTTAATTTTTGCATTTTTAATTGTAAATCTCCAAGTTTTTCAGTTACATCAGCAACTTGTTTAATTAAATTACCTGCAACTTCAAAAGCTCTTGGGTGTTCACTCTCTCTTGCAAGGTCTAATATACCTTGTACTGCATCTTGTCCTCTTTCAACTAATTGATAGAAGTTTTCCCTTTGATACTTATAATCATTTTCTAATTCATTATCATTTGTTTTAACAACAGGTTTAGGTTTAGGTGAAACAACCTCAAGTTGTTTTTCAACAATATCTGTAATCCCTAAAGTGTTATCTAAAGTATCGTTAAACTTTGTCATTTTTTATTCCTAACTCGTTGCACCAAATGGTAAATATCTAACACCAATTTCAACACCATTAGATGGTGCAGTTACAAATGTTAAAGTTGTTCCTGAAACAGAGTATTTAGTTGTTGGTCTTTGTAAAACACCATCTTCTGTAACTAATAAAGTGTTCTGAGTATGATTACTTTCTGTTAGAGTAAAAGCAGTTGATGAACCATCACCTGTAAAAAATGAAGGTGCATAACTTAAACTTAATTTTGCATTTGTAATTGCATTATTTGAAACTGTGCCTACAACAACCTCAGTTGTAGAGTTCATATTAATAGCGACAATGACAGCAGAATTTGCTGGTGCAGAAGTAAATGTTAAAGTTGTTCCTGAAACAGAATAGTTTGTCGTGTATTTTTGAAATACACCATTTACAAATACTAACATTGTTTTAGATGGTAGTGCTGGGGTTGTTGATAAACTAAAAGTTGTATCTGAACCATCACCTGTGAAAGAATCAACAGTTGGGTCAGCAGTTAAAGAGGCAGCCGACTGAGTTAATGCTTGTCTACCAAGATAGATAATAAAAATCTTAGTTCCGTTTGTAGGTGTAAAAGAAAAAGTAATCTTAGGTTCACCACTTACAAAAGAAATAGTATATGCAGTTTCAGGTTCTTGAATTACACCACCAAGAGATACCAATATCGAAGAAGCAGAAGCAACTGGGTGAGTTAAAGTAAATTGACTATTACTACCATCACCAGTAATGTTCTGTTTTTCAAATGCTCCGTAAGCAGGTTCTTTTCCAATATATGACATTTATTTTCCTTAACTTGGTTTCGTTGGCCAAGTAACACTTTTAACTTCAGCTTCTGTTGTTAGTCCGTCTGTAATATCTCTTAAATTTTCTCTATATGTTTGCCATTTACCTTTAGTAAGATTATCCATTCTTGTATCTGTAATATCCATCATTTGAGTCCAATCACTTTCTGCTAAAAGTTCGTTTCTTTTTATTCTTAATTCTTCTAATGCTCTATCAAAGGCACCATCATTACATTCTTTTTCCTCTGCCAGTCTTGCAGTTTCTTCTGTTGAAGACATTTGTACTTTAATACCATTTACAATTTTATACATTACCATTATTTTACTACTCCATATATTGCAAAATCATTCATAATTATATTACCACTTCCAAAATAAAGATGAATACCAGTTATCGCAGTTGCTCTACCTCCGAGGTCTTGACCTCCATTAAAAGTACCACCTTGACTACTTGCACTATCGTTCACAACTGTATAATCACCTTTAACTGTTGTTGGTCTAGAGGTACTATTTACTTGTGTCAAAGTACAAAAAACATTTATACCCTCACCAGCTGCATTACCTGGGGTTTGATGACAACATCTTATATGGTCAGCGGCATCGTGGTCGTAAGAATGTGTTGAACTTGAATGAACTTCTGCCTCATAAAAATAATCACTACCAGTATGAGCAGAATCACTGTGTAAAAATCTCATTCGTAAATATTGTGCATCAGTAACTGGTGTTGCATCTATGAACATAACATAATTGTCGTAAGTAGAATTAATATATGTACTGTTTATTTCAAATGAAGCAGCTGAAGCTGCACTACCTTGAAATAATTTTACTAACCCACCTGCACTTCCAAACTCAAAACCTAAACCAGAAGAATCAATTTTAATCGCATTACCTGCCGTTAGTGTGCCATCAATGTTAAATGTTGATGGATTAAAAACTTCATTAAAAACAATTCTATCACCCTCATCAGTGCTGGCGGCAGAAGAGTTTAATAATAAATTTCCATCTTCATTTTCTAAAGCAATATGGTCTTCATTTAATTGGTCTTTTGTATCTGAAGAAATTTTAGAAAGTGTTACTGCACCATCTGAAAGTTGAGTTGAACTAATATCACGAAAGAAAAAAGCAGACTCATTATTATTATATAAGATATGTCCGTCAACATCAACACCAGATGCACTGGAGTCCATTAACAATCCACCTACTTCGTTTTCTAATAAAACAATATCACCAAAAGAACTGTCTGTAAAATCACCTCTTGAGAGTGTATTTGCAAAATTAAATCCGTTAGTTGTTATTTTACTTATTGCCATTTACGATATCTTCTTTCCAAAGTAACCTGTCTTTGTATCTATTGTTCTTGTTTCGTCTTCATCACTAGGGTCATATGGTGTATCAGGTAATTCTAAATATGTATCACCATTTGGTTTTTTTAACTTTGCCCCACCAGTTGGTTTAGTTCTAGTTATTCTTGTTACCATAACATTTTCCTATCTTTGATACCTTGCTACTACAACATCGCCGTCTGATAGATTAGCAGCAAAAGTTACTGTTGACCCACTTATCGTATAAGCAGATGTTGGTGTTTGCATAATACCATTAATTGAAATAAAAACATCATCAGCTAGAACTGAACTTCCCAATGCCATTGTACTCGTTGAACTACCACTTACAGTTAAAGTGTCAGTAGTGAAACCAGTTCCTCTACGAACTGAGGTTCTTATTCCTAAATCTCTAACTTCTATCTCAGCATTATTTGCTGGTGCAGAAGTAAATGTCAGAGTTGTTGATGAAACAGAATAGTTTGTTGCTGGTTTTTGTACGACACCATCAACAGTTACTAAAAGAGAATTTGCATTATTAGGTGCAGCTGCAAGTGTAAATGTTGTATCTGTACCATCACCTGTAAAAGAATTTAAAGTAAACTCTTTTAAATTATCTGATAACATTGTTGCAGTAATAGAATTAGCTGCAATTCCTGTTCTCTCTGTTCCTGGGCCTAACCCTTTGTGAATAACATAAATAGAATCATTACTATTTAATGCCTCTGAAAATTCTACAATGATTGGGACACCTGTACTATCTTCTCTGATAAAATATGCGACATCTGGTTCCTGTCTAACATTGTTTATAAACACTTCAATATTTGAAGCATTCAACCCAGGCATTTCTCTTGACAAAACAATAGAGTTTGTTATACTATTATTCGTACCTGTATCAGCACCAGTAAAATCTTCTTTTGCAAAAGTGTTTGCAGGAACATTTAAAAAGGGTCTTCCAATATATGACATATTAATTTAATCCTATGTTACATCTTCTAGTATTGCTGATACAACATCAACAGTTCCAGCTGATGCATATGCATAAACAGCATCGTTTGAATTTAAAACAATCTTTTGTCCGTCAACAATTTTTAAAGTTGATGATACCGGAATGGGTGCATCTTTTACAATATGATATGCTGGATAAATTAAAATTGTTCCAGAAGCAGTACCATCGGCTGCACTTGAATTTTGTGCATATGTAAATGTCGTAGCAGCAGTTCGTGTAATCTTATAAATCCCATTGACATAAGCAGTTGTTGAGCCTGATACATAAACATATTGACCTGTTGTAAGACCATGAGCAGAACCTGCAGTTACAGTTGCAGTATCACTTGATGAAACAACAGAAGTAATTGAACCTAAACTTGCAGAATAATCTTGAACGAAAGCAGTAACATTAATCGCTGCACCTCCAGTATTAGCTGCATCAAGCTCAATTAAAATTGAGTTGACACCTGAACCATTATTTGCGACATAAATCTGTTGTGGTCCAGTTGCATTAAGTGTTGCACTACCAGTAGATTGATAGTTTTCCCCAGCAGTGAGAATAGATTTAAATCCATTTTTAAAATTATTAGCCATGTTTTCTCCTTATCCCAATGCTACGGCCATTGATATAGCAAAAGCCTGTGAAGTGGCTGCAGTTGTCTGTGAAGTGCCATCTGCAAAAGTTATACCACTTGTACTAAAAACTAATCCAGCAAGATTTGTAGTTCCAGTAAAATTTTTAGTTCCACTCATTGTTACAGTGCTTGTAAAATTAGCAGTGCCAGAATATGTGTTATCACCTGAAAAAGTAATATCTGTTGAAGGGTCAAAAACAGCGGCGTTTAATTGTACCACTGCTTCAACAATATCCGTTGCCGATGCAATAGTTCCAGATGCACCAGTAACACTTGCTATATCACCGACATCAGCACTTAATGAATTAAATGTGGTTCTAAAAACCTCAAAAGTATTTGAACCTAGTACACTTCTATCTGCCATTTTCTTTCTCTATTAGTTGTAATAATAATGTTTTCATTTCATGCATTTCACATTTAATATTATTTATCTCTCTTACTGCACCTCTTATTTCATCTCTTTGTTTTTCTGCTTCTAATCTTATTCTTTTACTTTTCTCATATGCACTATTATTAATGTTTATTATTGCACCCGAATGAGAATCTCT